AGTTCTGCTGTTCGGTCAGCGGCAGGCCGATGAACCAGACGCCGCCGTTCTGCATCCAGTTTCCGATATCGCAGGTGTCGAAGCGGGCAACGTAGTCGTCGTGGTTGCCGCGCACCGGGTGGAACCACGGCTTGTTCAACCACTTGATCACGTCCTCGCACTCGGGGCCGCGGTCGACCAGATCGCCGACGCTGAAAAGCCGGTCAACGGCGGGGTCGAAGCCGATGGCGTCCAGCGCAGCTTGCAAGCGGCTGAAGTGGCCATGGATGTCGCCGACGGCAATGTCCCGCCCAGCACTGTTCGCAGCGAAGCGTTTCACACGCGTCACCTCAATTGTTTCGAGCATTGTGGCTCCCGCCCGCCGTACACCGGCAGGCATGTGGATAGATGGGGAAGGGGTTAGGCTTGGAAGACGTGGCCGATCGCGACAGCCTTTGCGGCGGCTTCGGTCTTGAACATCAGATTGGACTTGCCGGGTCGACCTTCGCTGACGTACTCGACATCAACCCACCAGCAGCCAAACTTGCGGTACGGCGCGCCCAGGATCTCGGTGACATAGCAGTCGATCAGATTCATCGCGCACAACTCCTCGCCGCATACGCAGCAGGCAATAGGGATAGGGTGGGGCCGAACGGGCGGCGGGGTTACTGCGGGGTGGCTGGCGTCGGCGTTTCGATCCAAGCGTTGTATTCGCGTAGCAACTGATCAATCGGGTTGTCAGGCAAACCGCGGCAGGCCTGCAGTTCTCGAATTTCGTGTGGAGCCCCGACCAAGGCGGTGAGAACCACACGAAGCGAATGGGGATTGACCTCCAGACTCTGCGACTGCTGGTGCTGCAGATCATCTACCCGCTGATCGGCGATGGTCAGGCGCTGCTGGAGTGCGGCGTTCTCGGCCTGCAGGCGGGTGACGTAATCGTCGAGGTCGATTTCATTTCCGCATTTCCAACAGCAACCGTCGCAGTTGGCGCGCTCAGACAGTGTGAAGTCGGCCTTGCAGTTCCAGCATTTCAGACTTCCGCCAGCAGGCGGCACAGGGGCAGCGCCAGCATCAAGAGCAGCGCAATCTTTACATTGCAAAAGTATTCCGTCATCACACGGGTAGGGACTTACTGACCCGCAAACGTGATAGTCACCGAAAGCGACAACCACTTTCACTTTGAGGCAATATCGCTTCATTTCGTTAGCACCCCCATGGCCATACCAACCAGCGTCATAAAAAACCACGTAGGAACTAAAGGCTTGTCATGGATAAAAACATCGCCAGATCCACCTTCTGGGCTTTGACCTTGAATCGTCACGCCGTCGGCATGGTTAAGAACCATCATCGGCCCGCATTCAAATACAGACTTGACGTGGAAGCTGCCATTTTTCGAGAAAACCACATTCAAGCCGCGCCATTTGAAGTCCCCCACTGTCGACTCAGGACCGTGTGGGATTTGTTTTTCAAGCCATTCAGGTATTGAAAGGCCGTGCAATCCGATGTAGATCATTTCCCTTCCTCCTGCTCACTATCAGCCCGCATGGCGTCGATGGCGTATTGGTTGATTTCTCTTGCGATGGTCAGCGCTTGCGCCGGGGTCAGATGAACCTGAGGCAAGCGGTGAAGACTGATTCGATGCATACCGTCACGACCCAGCAGCACCGTGGCTCGGACTTGTTGAACTGGTTCAGGCATGGCGATATCCCTGTAACCCAATCAGGTTACTTTTCGAGATGTAACCTCTGGAGGTTACTTTGGGGTTGGTCAGAGTTGTTGCAGGAGGCGTTGGCCGAGCCATCGAACGACGGTTACGGCTTTGCTGTTGCCGATAGCCTTGTAGCGCGGACCGTCCGGGCATTCGGCGGCAGGCTTGCCGCGCCAGGGGATCAGGGTGTAGTCGTCGCGGAAACCTTGCAGGCGCTCAAACTCATTTGGGGTCAGACGACGGATAGTGGAATTGCAGAGAAATGCATTCTCTTGCCCGGTATTTCGACCCAGAACGTGAGCCAAATCTTCAAGCACGCACGGGTCTTGCGTCCCATGAACAACGAAGAACGTCTCGCTTTCGATGTCCATCCGAGTGTCTTTCGCCGTGAGCGTGGCCGATCGCTCGATCGAGCTTGCCAGGCTGTGACCACCGAACGCCGGAATGCCGCCGAACATGGTCACCGCCGGGCCTTCATCGCCCTCGCAGTTCATGCAGCCGTAGTGACCAAGCTCTGCAGCGAAGACATTTCCGCATCCGCACTGGAGCGCAGGGCCGAAAGGAGCTGTTCCGGTAACGTCTTGCCCCTCGCCTCGGCGCGGCGCAGTATCCCGGCGCACGCCTTCGCGCTCAAAAAGTACCTCAAGGGGATCGAACCCTCTTCGAGCACTTGCGACAACGAACACACGGCGCCGTCGTTGGGCCAGGCCGAAATATTGGGCGTCCAGGATCCGCCACGCGACTGTTCTTTTGGGTCCATACACACAACCAGCGTCTGTCCACCGCTTCCCTGAAGGCTGCAGTTCGCAGTCTTCCCCAGCAAGCGCACCAAGAAAGCATCCGAAGGCGTTTTGCTTGTCGGAGAGGACGCCAGGGACATTTTCCCAGACGGTGACGACTTCGGGTTCGCCTCGACGGGCGCGAACATGGTCAATTGCATCAGCGAGCTCCACATATTTGATGGTGAGGGCGCCGCGGGGATCGGCGAGACCTTCGCGCATACCAGCAACGCTGAAGGCTTGGCATGGTGTCCCGCCGACGAGCACCGCCGGCGCCTTTATCTTCCCGGCCAGCACCAAGGCGGCGAGCTTGGTCATGTCGCCGAGGTTTTGCACGTTGGGGTAGTGATGAGCCAGCACCGCAGAGGGGAAGGGCTCAATCTCGGCGAACCAGGCCGCTTCCATGCCCAGCGGCTGCCAGGCTGCTGTCGCGGCCTCGATGCCTGAGCACACTGAGCCGTAGTCGATTGGTTCGAACATGCGGGATCCTCGCCAGTGGCGTGATTCAAAGTTGGGAATTGGGTAGAGGTCAGACGGTACCGAACATATCGATCTGCGGATCTGGCGTCGAAAGCCTGATTTGCTCAGCAGAAATTCGGTCTCGCGCGGTTGCGAAAATCTGTTCGTCACGCTCGATGCCTACGAAGCGGCGACCGAGCTGCAGGCAGGCAACACCCGTGGTGCCGCTTCCCATCGTGTTATCCAGCACAACCTGGCCGGCGTTGGTGTAAGTGCTGATCAGGAATGCCATCCACGCTACCGGTTTCTGTGTCGGGTGATAATTCGCTGTTTGCTTGTCGCTGCTGAAGTACTGCACCGAGCGCGGGTACCGATCTGTCGAGTCGTACTCGGTAAGCGACAAGGCCTTCCCGTAGCACTCTGAGTTCACAGTCTTTCGCTTTGCCGTGCGGCGCTGGTGCCCGGCCGACATCTGCGGGTTGTAGACCGGCTGGCGTCGGTAGAACACCTGAGCGCTTTCGTGGGCGCGCAGTGGCTGCTTCTTGGCGTTGAGGAAACCGGTGGCGTTGCCTTTCTCCCAGATCCATTCGTACCGGTAGTGCGCCGGGTTGCTGGCTACGACCATCGATGCGAAGGGCTGGGCCGCGCATAACACGATGGCTGCTTCCGGCTTGGCGATCCTCAAGTACTGCTCCCACAAAGGCGCGAAGGGGATAATCACATCCCACGCGCACTGGGTCGTACCGTAGGGTAAGTCAGCCAGCACCATGTCGACGCTGGCATCCGGCAGGGATTGCAGTACTTCAAGGCAATCGCCCAGGTGCAGTTCGTAATCCATGGTCGATTCCATGCGGTTGGGAATGGCCTACGCTTACCTCTCCACAGGAAGGGAGAAGGTCATGAGCGAAGAGAGGGAGTTGGCGATGCAGATGGCGATCAAAGCGCTACTGCTCGCGGCAAGAACACAAGGGGTCCACGTGCAGGCCCTTTGTGAGGGCGCAGTTGATTTGATCGGCGCGAATTTCGGTCTGAGCCAGCAAAGCGTCATTGCGGCAACCACTATCCAGCGTCTGGCATATGAAGTCTCAGCGGATCGCTGAGGCTGTCATTGCTATTGAGGTTGCGGCTGATGCGTTCGAGTTCGGTGGCGAATAGGTTGGTGGTGGGCTATACGTGGTGACCGGCATGGGGCCGGGTAAAGGAGTAGAGATGCGGAGTCGCGGAAACGTCGTACACACGGTAGGCGCTTACAAGGTTTATGAGGTGGTTGAGACCTACATGAACAATAAGACTGAGGTTATCGGCTACCACGTATATGGGCCGGGAGCAGATTCGACATGGCTATATACCATTGAGAACGCCATCCGGGCCGCCAACGAGCTTGGCGCGAAACCGACATCCAAACCGAAGCCTTTTTGATGACTTATGGCGGGCAGATGATTTCGTCGCCTGGATCGTTCTGAATCATCAACATGCTTTTCTGATGGAAAAGTCGCGCCACGTTTTGCTTGATCACGAAAACGTGGCGCGGCGCGGACAGAAATGGCGCTGAGCCTTTCGGGCCAAGGCCGTGCAGGTGGTGAATCATTAATGTCATGGCCTCGCCTTGTTCCTCGATGCCGTGCCATTCCATCAGCTCAGCGAGCGCCGTCCGCGTGCCGAGCATTGCCGACATCCTCAGTTCTTCAGCACCCTTTGCTTTTCGCTTCGTTGCAGCCTTGGCGCTGCGTTCTGCCTGGCTGGCTGCCATCACGCAGCACTCCGCTCGAACTCGCCGGGCCCACAGTTAAGCAGGTCACAGACTCGGTTGATGATGCGAAGTGCGGCATCGAACACCTTGGCGTCGTCCGGCTCGCGGCTCAGTCGTTTCATGTTTGGCTGATGTTCCAGGCAGACCTTATCGACCAGACGCCAAGCCAGCTTTCTGAGCTCGTCGGCGCTGTTATGGGTGCGCAGGCTGAGAGCAAAGACCAAGGCAACATCCTCAGGCCGGTACTGGCCGCCGCTCCGAGTGTTGTAGAGCTTCTTTACCGAGGTCATCCATGAGGGAAGGCTTACGACTCCTGATGGCGTCTTTTCCATGGTCAGTCTCCTTGAGTCCGCTGGGTGGTAGGTAATGCTGAAGGGTTCGCTTGCGCTTCTGAGTAGCCTTGAAGATGCGCCTCACCGCTTCGTCACCGGATAATCGATATCGTGGTCGCGGATCAGGCGTCGCAGGTAACAGGTGCTGATGCCCATGTGACGGGCTGCTTGGTAACGACTGGCGCCGATGTCGCGCAGTGCCGTGATGCGTTCGACGTTCTTGGCGTCTTCGGCAGGGTCGCTCTGGTTGTGCACTAGGTTCGCCACGCCGCCGTTCGCCGCTGGCTGGAACTCGAACCCGTAAGCCCGTGCCATACTGTACAGCTGCTTGCGGCTGATGCCCGTGAGTCCCGCGACATCGCGCTGCGACATCGTCTTCGCCAGTTCGCGAACACGATCCAGATCGGCTGGAGGTGCCTTAGGCTTCTCTGTCTTGGCTTGGGCCTCCTCGATATCTGGGGCAATGCGCAGGCGCTGCATTGTTTCCTTCTTGCTTCGACGCGGCGGCAGCGGCTTGCGGTCCGGAGAGCCGACCGGAGTGGGAGCGGCCCGGTAGCCGTAAGGCCGCGGAGCCGGAATAGGCCCTGCGACCTGTGAAACCTGTCCGCCGCGGCTTATGAATTCCTCCATTGCCGCGGCAATCCGTGCGGATTCGGCCTGATTGTGCTGGACCATGCTGAGTTCGAGGCTGATCATGCTGCCTTACTCCTCAACTTCTGTTCATAGTCATCGACCAGCAACTTGAACTGCCAGAGGTCTTCCTCGAGCTTTTCGATGTAGTCGTCGTCCCGCTTGAACTCCCGCCACCAAAGCTGGCGGCCGACCGGCTCAAGGGCAGGGCAATACATGCCGACGTGCCAGAACTTGCGGCCCGTAATCCACATGCAGCCTTGCACTTGGTCCATGATCCCGCTGGCGTCGTTGTCGATGTGGAAGGTACGCAGCTTTTCCGGCGCGAGGAAACACTTGTATTCAGAACCGCCATCCTCGCCGATCAGTCCGTCAGCACTGGCGCCGAAAGCACCGTCGTCCGTAGTAACGAACCCGGCGCGCTGCACCAGCAGGCCGGTCTGGATTTCGTGTTCCATGCGGGCCTGCGGTTCGAGTTCATGGCCGCGCTTCATCTGCCATGTCTCGAACCCGTTATCCAGCGCCGCGCCGCTGATGCGCTCCACGGCCAGGCCGAAGGCGTAGTTCATGGCGGCCTCGGATGGCTCGCCAACCGGCTCCCCGGCCAGCGCACGGCGCACCGCATCAGCTTTTGGTGCGGCCCTGTAGTCGGCGTCAGCTCTAGCATCGGTCTCTGACTTGCCGCCGAGGATTGCCGAAACATACACCTGCTGCTGAGCAGTCAGGCCGTTTACCCGAGAGCGAGCAACGGTGAACATGCTTGCAGTGATGCAGCCCGCTCGGGCCTGATGCCACTCAGGACTACCTTGTTCGCAATTAATCAGGATCATTGCTTTCTCTCCAGCTTGGCGCCGCGAGCAGCAACAGCGGCTTTGACCTGCTCGTAACCTGCGGTGTCGCCGGCAGCGCGCAGCACGGCCACGGCAGCCTGCCAGACCTTTGTCAGCTCATCCTGGTCCTCTGCCTCGGCCACCCGCTCAAGAATGTCCTGGCGTACTTGGTCGCGCATTTCAGTGCCGCCACCCGCTCCGTCATCGTCGCGAGTCTCCCCGGTTGTGATGTTGAGAAGGGCGCACATCACGTAGCGCTTACCATAGGTCGTCGATGAGCCGACAGCCTGCACAGCGTTCCGACCCGGCCCGGTATCCAGCGGCAAAAGCATCGTTGTTTGCTCACGGTGCCCGGCGGAATGCATGAGGATTCCCGTCACACTGATGCCATTGGCCGCATGCTCAACCTTGAATGTCACTGCAAAACCATGGCGCTGCATGATGGGCTTCAGCGTGTAGTTGATATCGTCCAGGGTGGCGTAGGAGTTCTTTGTGTGCGCGTTCACTGCGCCTTCACCTACGGTTGGTATCTCGCACTGCATTTGCGCCATGGCGGCGTTAAAGGCCTGCTCGGCGCTCTTGGCCTGCATGCGCTCATGCATTGCCATGAGGCGCTCCATCTTCTCGATGTCGCACTGCGGGTCGGCTGCGGCGCGCTGGATGACACTGAGGATGGTGGCTGACTCACCAATTACTGCCGGCGCCTGTTCGCGCTCGACGGTGGCTAAATTGGACACGGTAGCTCCTTGCGCCATGCCGTTACCGGGGCGCTGCGATTGAATAGGGTGGGGTTACTGCGAGGTTTGTTGCTGCTGAACGCGGTAGCGGAGCACCTGCAGGACGCGACCGCGATAGCCTGGCTCTGCGTATTGCTCAACCGGCGGGCCGTAATAGCCGCGCATTTCTGCGAGTCGGTATGCCTCGCGTAGGTTGTGAGCGCTGATTTCCTCCAGCTGCTCGTCAACCAGGGACTGATACAAGGGCGTCGTCATGGCTGCACCTGCATTAAACGCTCGCCCAGCAACTGCAGCGTGCGAACTCGATCCCTTGGTACGCCAGTCAATTCAGCAGTGTCCTTTACGCTCACGCCGTCGCGGCGAAGTTTGTAGACCCTGCGTGCGAGAGACTGGCTTCGGAGTTCTGCGCCTGATCCGCTCATGCCGCTATCCTCGCTTCACGCCCAGCCAAGCGCCTGAAGCGCTCACAGTAGTAGGCGAATTCTTCCGGGTTGATTTGGTTGCTGGTGAACAGGTTGATGATCTGGCGCTCTACGATGGCTTCGTAGAAGGGTGGGTAGTCCAGGGTTTCGAGCTGGTCCAGTTGCTTGCTGATGTGGACGTGAGGGCTCATAGGTCTGCATCCTCTGCTTCAGCCTCAAGTCCTGCTTTGGCGTGCGGCTCGACCAGCGCCACGGCGATATCGAACAGCTTGCCCATCCGGGTTTGACCTTCGCCGAGCAGGCCCAAGGCAAACGTCTTGGCCGGTGCGCCGCCGATAGCAGCGATTACCAACTGGGCGTAGAAGTCTTCGTCATCCATCCCGTCGATCTGCCGCTGATTCAGATGCTCCTGAACCCTGCTCAGGAACGTGGAATACTCGACGACAATGGGGGAACAGAGACGACGGCGAATCACCAAGTCACAGCCGCGCATCAGGTTCTCAGCCGTGTCTTCGATCCAGCGGTGCGCCGCTTCCTCACGCCCGGAGTCTTCATCCGGCTGCATGTTGTCCCAGCGCGCTTGCGCTCTTGCGAATGAGTTCATGGTCGCCTCCGTGGCGCTGTTCAACCGCATCGATCAGATGCCCGCGCAGGTGACCAAGCCCGTGCCGTGAAGCACGCGGGCACCTGTCGATGCGGTCGTTGTGGGGTAGGGGTGATGCAGGGGGCCGCGTTGCGCGGTGCAGAAGTCTTCCGCATCGATGGAGTGATCTGGCTGACCACATATTCCAGTTGTCGCTGGTTTATGGCGGGTCATTCCAGATCACTCCCCGATGCCACCTCATGGGAAGTGGCTGGACTTCAAGCCTGGCCAGCATCGTCTATCAGCAGCCCTTGCTCGCGGCAGAACTGGACCTCTGCGTCGTAGCCGGCGCGGCTCAACACTTGCTGGCCACGGCTGTCGTAAATGGCTCGATGGAATCCGGCGCCGCTCTTGCGTGGCGTCCGCTCTACTGTGTAGCCGTGGCGTTGAAAGCAGCCATTGGGGCTGTTTGGATCTGGCATGTGACTCTCCTCTGCATCCCGCTGCGCACTCTGTGAATGCGCGGGAGTTATGGTTCAGCCGATGATGATTGGATTCGCAAATGCGTAATCCATGGCTTCCTGATTTGCTTGGTCGCTGTCGAGAAAGCGAATCGCCCAAGGCATCAAGGTTTGAACAGTCCCGTCCGGCATTTCGACGATCGCAACGCTGAAGTTGCCGGGCCCGTTCTCAAACTCTTCGTACTCGACGCCCCATCCGTGAAACTTGCCCTCCGCTGCGTCTTCAATCCCCGTCCGCATGCCGCGGCTGTCATGGATTGCTTTCATCGTCATTACTGGTCGCATCGCATTACCTCCGTTGATTTCCGATGCCGCCTCATAGAAGCGGCATCAGTAAATCTTTGGGTCATTTCAGAAACTCATGCCAGGCGTTCAGGTACTGGCTTCCGTTCCCGCTGTTGGTGAACCGCCAGATCAAGACATCCATCCCGCCGCCAACCTCGCGGAAGTAACAGAGGTTTTCATCTACCCGATCCACCCAGCCGAGCAGTTCACCGGCTGGCTTGGTCATGTGCTTGTCGCTGGTGAATACGCGACAGCCCTTCATGGGCTTGAAGAGCCTCATGAGGCATGCTCTTCATTCGGCCAGTCCGAGTCGGCGTCGAGCATGATCAGCGGCGAGGCAGACTCACTGATAAAGCGCGGGCCAAGCACTACAAAGCTGACAACCTCGTTGTCGTGCTCTTCGTATAGGCCTGTTTCAGCGCAGTAGCGGAGAGTCACGCCCGATTTGAAGTGATTGAACTGGATCGCTGTGTACGGCACCTGTGTGTGCATTGCCATTTCCTCCCTTGGATTTCCAAAGCACCCGAATAACCAGGTGCTTCAGTAAATCTGTGGGTGTTTCCGGGTTCCGTTACCTGCCACGGTTTCCTTGGCTGCCTTTCGGCTATCTCCACCACGCTCATCGCCTGAGTCCTCTCTTGGCCTGCGTCACACATTTCATGACCGGTGTTCTTCGCTGGCTGGCTCGCGTGGTTTCGCGCACTCACATCTGGTGAGCACGGCCAGTTCCAGAGCTGGCATGGGTCGACTGTTTGTTGCTCGCATTTACCGGTTGCCCGGGGTAGTCGATCGCGAGGATCTCAGCAGGGGTAAAGAGCGCAGACCCGGTTGAGGCCCTGTCGCACCGTTGGTTTGTCGCTGCGATGGGTGTAGTAAACAACACGTTTATAAACACGTCAACACCTTTTGTTTACTAATGTTTATTCAGGGCGAAAAAAAGCCCGCTCAATGGCGGGCATGGGTTTCTGAAGGGGGTTTTAACTGGATAGGCGAGAAAGAAGCCAAAGGCTGAATATGACTGCGACAACCATCGTAACGATATCTTCGGTCTTGGCGCCGCCCTCGCGCCGCAGCGAGGAGGCGAGGCCGCCGACCATCACTGCCAGAAGGCTTACGACAAATACCGAAACGGGCAAATCAAAGCCAAGAAGGTAGGTGACACAACTGAATGCCAGCCCGGTCAGGGCCAGCGCAAGGACGTAAGAGGAAATCGATCTCTGCACGGGCACCTCACCAGAGGACCGAGGACCAAAACACCCGGCCGACCACGACAATCTGTTTGTCCAGCATTTCCTGCGCGGTGTATTCCTCGTCCGGATGCTCTTCGCGGTTGAAGCTGCGAAGCCTGATCCCGCCACCAGGTAGGCGGTAAAGGGTTTTCACGCGGAGCTGCCCGTCATGGTTGATGGCGTACATCTTCCCATCGATGACAGATGTGCTTCCTTGATCAACGCCGACCGTGCTTCCGCCAGGAAGGACGGGCTCCATGCTGTTACCGCTCACCGTTACGCACACAGCCTCACTCGGCTGCACGTTCTGCCTTCTGAGCGTCAGCTTGCCGAATCGCAGCTTTTGCTTATTGGACTGTTCGACCACGGTCCTGCCACTCCCTGCAGACAATTCCACTTCCTTGAGGAAAGGCACATAAACCTCATCGTCATCCAGAGGCGTGTCGTCATCCCAGACATCAATAGGACCAGCGTAGGAGGCGTTAGAAAGACCCTCACGCACCTCCAGCTCACGCTGTTGAGATTCGTATCGCGGATCATCAGCCCACAGATGGCCGTCAACATCCGGCAATCCATCACCTCCGACCAGCCACGCTCTTCGAATCCTATACCTGTCGATGACGTTCTGCACCTCGCGCGCAGGCACTCCGCGCTTGAACCAGTTGTTCAGCACTTGAGGCGTAACGCCCAGGTCGTCGGCCATTTTCTTGAAAGAGATGTCGCGCTTGGCTGCGATAAGGCGCAAGCGATCCCCAGAATGTTCAGTAGTCATAAACACAAAGTTTACCGGGGTTGTGTTGTTTATTAAATAAACGTATCGTTGACGTGTGTTTACTCGCCGACGGCGGATTTGTTTATGAAACCTACACCTCTAGAGCGCGCAATCCTTGCGGCCGGATCTGGCAAAGCCCTTGCCGAGCTTCTGGGCGTGACCCCTATGGCGGTCTCCTACTGGAAAGCCAGGGGTGTACCAGCACGTCAGGCCCTCCCTATTGAAAAAGCTACTGGCATTTCCCGCCATGAGCTCCGGCCGGATCTGTATCCGGTCGAGTCCCTTTCTGCCGCCTAACCACTTCATCAGCCACGAAGGAGCAATACCGATATGCCAGAAGAACCACGCCTAAACGAAAAACACGTCAACCAGATCAAGGTCCTGCTGGATGACGAATTCGAAGGCCTTTTGATCTACGCCGCGAAAATCCACGGCACCAAAAAAGGTGTTCTGGCCCGCGAAGTTCTGAAGTCCTGGCTGCTTGATCTTGTTGGTAAGTCTATCCGCGACGACCGCGCCGCCTAAAGCAAATCCGTAGGGACCCGGTAGGGACCACGCAGGGACTGGAGGCGATATGCCAGAAGAAAAAGGCATGGCGCTTGGAGAGTTGCTTGATCCGGAAGAGGTGAAGTTGTTGGAGGCGGAGGCGGCACGACGGGGAATGACCCCGGCGGAGCTGGCGAAGCTTGGAATCCAGCAAGAGCTTACGAGAAGGACAAGGCCAAGAGCGATGAGCGGAACGATTCAAGCGTTCCGCAGAAAAGAGTAACTGCCAAGAGTACCGACCATGACGCAAGCCGAAGAAGGAATGAGCAAGGAGTACCACCAGGCCGTGGCGATGCTCCATGCCAGATCGATCAGGTCGATGTACTCAAAACGCGCAAAACAAAAAGCCCGCAGTGAGTGCTTAGCTCATCTGCGGGCTTCGTTGTGTCCGGCGGCTGCAACCGTCGAACAAATACTAAAAAACACCGAGGCATCAGTATGAGCAACATTATCCCATTGCGCAATACCGGGGGATTCACCCGGATGGACAACGACCTTTACGAAGCTCTAATCGGAGCTGAACTGTCGGGACGCGAGCTGCGTGTCGCCTTGGCTATCCACCGCCTCACTGCGGGCTACAACAGTGAGTCAGTGAAGGTTGCAGCGCTGTACATCTCCAAGATGATGTACGGCGACGAGGAGAAGGCTGAGAAGGAGCGTGCGAACGTCTCTCGGGCAATAAACGACCTGATCCGTCAACGAGTGCTTTTCCGTGATGGCGGTAGCCGCGATCCGATCAGTTTCCTGCCTCCGAAAGAGTGGAGAATCGAGCCAAAACAGACCGTGTTGAAATCTACACAGTGTGTGGAAAAGACACATGCCACTGTGTTGGAAATTACACACATAAAAGAAAGAAATACAAATCTAACTGCTAACGCAGTTGTCGCCGCTGTCGCTTCGACCGACCCGGTTCTGGAATCTGAAGCCGAGCAGCGAGACACCACCACCCCTGATCAACCCGGCATCGTCAAAGCCGAACGCATCCCGTATGACCGCATCGTCGAGATCTACAACGAGGTGTGCGGCGAGAAGCTGCCCAAGTGCATCAAGCTGACCAACAAGCGCCGCACGCTGATCAAGGGCTGCTGGAACCTGGAGTTCAACGGGATGTTCCCGTTCCGCAAGGGTGAGTTCTGGACTGCCTACTTCTCCGACTGCCTGAGCAACAAGCACTGGATCGGTGAGAATGACCGCGGCTGGACCGCTGACATCGAGTTTCTAACCCGCCAGGACAAGGTCCTGAAGGTGTTGGAGGCGCAATGAACGCACATTCCGAGGTAGCGGATCGCCCGCTGGTATCCCCTGAGGCAGAGTTCGGCGTCATTGGCGCCTTGCTGCACAAGCCGGAAATGGCCGAGACCATTGGCGCTGTTGTCAGCCCTGCTGACTTCTACGACCAAGACGTTGCCGACCTTTACGCCATGATCCTCGCCGCACGATCGGCGGGCCGCCCGGCAGACCCTGTCTCACTGTCCGACATTCGTCACGAACTGCCCAGCGGCGAGCTAACCCTTGTCCGGGCTGCCGAGATCATGCGCGACGTGCCAAGCGCTTCGAACGGCTTGGAGTACGCCCGCATCGTGGTGGAGCGCTCCAAGGCCCGCAAGATTGCCAAGATCGGCCAGAACATCATCGACATGGCGAGTCACAACCGCTCGATCGCCGGAATCATCGCCGACGCCCAGGAGTCGGTGCTGAGCTTGAACAGCGAAGACGACGAGCCGGACGTGATCACCCTGCGCGAAGCCCTTGGGCCCGTGGTGGACGAGATGGACGCTCGATTCAATGGGGAAGGCATCAACGGCCACGCGACCGGACTGGCGGACCTGGACGCGATCATTCAGGGCCTGCGCGGCTCTCACGTCATTATCGTGGCTGGCCGACCAGGCACCGGAAAAACCACTTTGGCGCTTGGTATCGCTGAAGAACTGACTATCAATGGCGGCAAGTCTGCACTGGTTTTCTCTCTGGAGATGTCCGGCAAAGAGCTTTCCAAGCGGAGCCTTGCCTCCACCTCTGCTGTGACCTTGGGGAACATCGACACCGGTCAGGCCATGGGCAGTGAAGAGCAAATCGCGAAAATCACCACCGCCGTAGGCAAGATGCGCGCAGCAGACCTACGTATCTGCCAAAAAGGCGGTCTACCACTGAGCCGCATCCGCAACATCGCTCGCTTCCAGCATAAGGCCAAGCCTCTCGACCTGATCGTGATCGACTACATCGGGCTGATCGCACCCGAGGCCGGTAGCCGCCAGCAGAACCGCAACCTCGAGCTCGGCGCGATCAGTCGAGGCCTGAAGGGGATGGCAAAGGAACTCAACGTTCCGGTCATCGTGCTCGCCCAGCTCAACCGCAGCATCGAGACCCGTGCAGCCAAGAAGCCGCAGATGTCCGACCTGCGTGACTCCGGCGAAATCGAGCAAGACGCCGACATCATCATGATCGCCAACCGCGATGCCGATTCCGATCTGGGCCGCAGCGGCGTCACCGAAGTGGACGTGGTCAAGCACCGTCATGCATCCGTCGGGCACTGCCTGCTCCAGCACCAGGGCGAGTTTGCGCGCTTTGTGAATTACGCCGGGCAGCGCGAGCAGCAGCAGTACCAGTCCGCGCCGCCCGCCGGCCGCCAGACCTCTAAATCCCTGCTCAACAGTTTCAACCCGAAGGGGGGCTTCTGATGACCAACAGAATCTGGATCGTCCTGACCATCATCGTCGTGGTTGCCGGTTATGGCTTGCACCACAAAGTCCAGCGGGTCACTGCGCCTGCTCAGCAGGGAGCGTTGTTCAAATGACCGACATTCAGAAGCTGAAGGCGCTGGCTGAGGCATTCCCGGCCGACTTGGACTTTGACACAAACACTACACCGTTCTTCAACGGCCCTGATGGTGAATCGCTGGGCGGTGAATCGACGGGTTATTGCAGCGTCTACGGACAGCCGTTCGATATCGATGGTGAGCAATACGACGGCACCGAGTACATCAGCATTTGCACGAAGGAATTCGCCGAGTTCGTTTGTTCGGCGCGGGGCGCAGTGCTGGACCTGATCGCGGAGATTGAGCGGCTGAGTTCTCGACCATTACAGGGCGAGCTCAATGCTGCCATGGACTTGATTGCCACTTACCGCCGCGTTAATCGAGAGCTTCGGTCTGAGTGCGACCAGCTCAAGGCCGAGAACGAGGCGCTGCGCGCTGAAGCTGCGAAGTGGAAAAACGAAAGTGTCTCCGACAGTCAGACGATTTACAGCTTGTCCTGCAATCTTGCCCAGCGCACCGGGGAGGTTCGCGAGCTCGCAGGCGTAGTGGACGACTTAGCTGCCCTGACAAAGAAATTCGTCCAGAGACTCAGCAAAGCCGCGCCGGATAACGACTTGCCAGCCAAAGCAATGGACTACTTGGGTCGTAAAGGCCTTCAGGGCAGCGCGATGCGTGAGATTGTCGAGGGGCGCCTGTCATGACCGACAAAATCAGCATTAATTGCCAGTCCAAGCTAACCGAAGCGATCACCCTCATGACGGCGATGTACCGCGACAAGAAGTTCGTGGTGGTTTCGCTGCGCCCGGGCAAGGACCGCACGCTGGATCAGAACGCTCTGTGGTTCGCCTTCTACAAGCGCATCGCCGAGATGACCCAGATCGGTGACATCGAGGACGCGCGCCGTTACTGCAAGCTGCACTTCGGTGTCGCGATTCTCACTGCTGACGACGAAGACTTCCGGGCCAGCTGGTTCAAGACCATGCGGCACCTGTCCTACGCCGACAAGCTGGACCTGATGGGCTCCTGCACGCTGTTCGGCCCGGACGGCTTTCCGGTTACCAGGTTGTTCAACCGCGCCCAAGGCATCGCATACACCGATCGCATCGTCGCGGACTTCAGCAGCAGGGGCGTGTACTTCGGCGATCTGCTGGGCGAGGTGGCCGCATGAAGACTTATAAGGCCCTCAAAAGTGTCGCCCGCTGCATCGTCACCATGCTGGAGGCTGGGTATCACGCTCAGCCTGTGTCCTGCCAGTTCGGGGGTGGGCTATGAAGCTATCTCCGAAACTCTGGTGCCTATTCGGCGTGCATGAGTATGCCGTCCTGAAAAGCGGACCGTATGTGAAGTACGGCTTCGATGGTGAGGAAGTAAGTCGCTGCAACTACTACCACCTCCGCTGTTCTGTTTGCGGGAAGCTGAAGCGGAGGCTCATATGATCGGCTCGGCAGTCAAGAAGTCGCCGCCGGCGCGCCGGACGAAACGCTGCGTGAATGCCGAATGCGGGACAGCGTTCATACCCCAACGCCTCGGCCAGAAGGTGTGCAGCCCATCCTGTGCGCTGGCTGAGGCGAAGAACCCTGCGAATCAGGAGAAAGCCCGCAAGGTACTGGCGGAACTGGATCTTCAGGACATCAAGGTGCGCAAGGAGAAGCTGAAGAGCCGCGGCGATCACCTTCGGGAGGCTCAGCAGGCGTTCAACGAGTACATCCGCTGGCGCGACCAATTGGCCGGACACTGGTGCATCTCCAGCGGCAAGCCATTGGACTGGAGCGGCAACGCCGTAGATGCCGGGCACTACCGCAGCGTCGGCTCAGCCCCGCACCTGCGCTTCGACGAGCGCAACTGTCACGCCCAGAGCAAACAGGACAATCGGTTCTTGTCGGGCAACGCCGTGGATTACCGGATTGGGCTCATTGCGCGCATCGGCCAGGCCGCAGTCGACGAACTGGAGTCGGATCAGTCGGTGAAGAAATACACCGTGGACGACCTGAAAGAGATCAAGGCCCTGTACCGGGCAAAGACCAGAGAATTAAAGGGGAAGGCAGCATGATGCGGATGAGCTGCTTGGAATGCGGAGACATGTTCGCGTTTGAACACCATGGCATTGGTCGAGACAGATTGCGCTGCAGAAGATGTCGTCACTCCAAGAGCAGGGTCAATAAGCCTCACATCAAGCTGCATCTTGGTTACTGGCAGGCAAGTGCAACCAGCCCATGCGGCGAGGTTGACCTCGATAGAGCCGCCAAATTCGTAATGCACAAAAATCGCGTTGAAGGCCGCTATTCAGGAGTGATGGACGCATGAAAGACGCAGAAGAGCTTCTAACCCAGTGGGGGATCTGGTCTTGGCAAGGTGCCGGCGTACCGCGCTGCACCTCACCCATGTACGCACTGATGCGTGATAATGTGGCTCAGCACTCGGAGCCGGTGGCGAATATCACCGAGGAAGAGGCCATGCTGGTGGATAGGCTGGTCGCCACGATGAAACGCCGCCACCAGCTCATGGCAACCGTGGTCACCTTCTACTACCGCCACCAGCTCACCATGCAGGACATCGGCAAGGGGCTGGACATCAGTCGGTTGAAGGTCCGTGAAATTCTGATCGCCGGGAACTCGTACATCGAGGCCGGACTGGATATGAGGGAGGCTGCATGAAAATACTAAATCTCGAACAATTTTTACAGATGCGCCCCGGGACCGTATTCGCCAAGTATGCCCCGGCCTATTTCGAAGACATCTGCATAAAGGGCGATTCACTCGAAACCAGAGATTTCATTAATGTGGCTCTGCTCAGCGTCCGCGCTAATAGTAGCGATGAGCTGGACGGAATCCTTGAGGATGCAGAGATGAATGGTAGCGAATTCGCTTTGGATCTGGATTTTTGGGGTCGCGACGGATGCTTTGAGAGGGATCAGCTGTTTGCTGTTTACGAGCGAGAAGATGTTGAACAGCTGATATCAAAGCTTAATGCATGCTTAACAGAGGGATACCCGAAGCCATGACTGACCGTGAACTGCTGGAACTGGCGGCGAAGGCTGCGGGGTATACCCTTGGACCTGAGTGGGATTGTCATGAGCTAGGAATCTGGGTAAATGGCAAGGGTAATGGTGATGGATTCCTGTTTGATCCGCTGACCGACGACGGCGATGCACTGCGGCTGGCGGTGATTCTTGGTCTTTTTGAAGAGCCGCACATTAGCCTCAGTGCCAGTCAGATCAAATCTGGTTGCTTGTTCAGTGATTACCGACTCGCTATCGTCCGCGCAGCTGCTGAGATAGGGAAGGCTATGCCATGACTGAATGGATCAAGGCGTCAGACAGGCTTCCACCCCTAAAGAAGGAAGTGCTGGCGGTCGATGAGTACGGCGATATTGACTTCGGGCACTATTTCACTGGCTACCAAGGGAAGCTGTGTTTCAGCAGTAATCGCGAGATTGCAATGCCTGTCTATTGGGCTGACATGCCAGAGCCGCCAAAATATTCAGCTGAAGAAGGTCAACCATATTGACGTGTTAACACGGCACTGGCACTATTCCCAAAGATGCGGTTTTACCGCTTCGAAAGCAGATGAATTCGCAGGCTGATGCGACGTATCGAATCAGATCAAGTACAAGCTGGTGGCCAAACCAGAGCGTTACAGTTGAGGCGGGTCACGTTAAACACCCGAGATCTGAAGGCAAGCCGGAGATCAGCACCGGCCATCTGCACCAGCCGAATCCGATGGGATGCGCACTAGGCGCGCAGGGCCCTTAGGGCGAGTTCGGTGACAGCTGGAAAGACAGCAAGCCCGCCCTAAACCAGCGGGCTTTTTCCAAAGCCCAGCCCTGACCGGTTGGGCTTTTTTGTGTCCTGATTTTGGCGACGCTCCTCCCCAGAGCTTTCCGTCAGGCCGAGTCCTCCGGCCAACTTTACTCACTCCCGAGAGCAGCCATGACACCGGATAAAGACCCGAACGTGTGGGCCGGTATTTGGGTTGCCCTGAGCAACCCGTCTTGGCAAGGGGCAATCATGGCTATCGTGATCTCTTTCCTGCGCGTGCTGTACGACGCCAAGGAGACGAGCAAGATTCGTATCGTCCTGGAATCGCTCCTATGTGGAGCGCTCAGCCTCTCAGCCAGTAGCGTTATCGAGTGGATGGCATGGCCGTCCAGCCTGTCGGTAGGCGCTGGCGGCGCCATAGGCTTTATCGGCGTCACAGCCATTCGTGAACTGATCGTTCGCTTCATCAGCAGAAAGGCAGATTCGGCATGAGCGTTCCGCGCGGCATACGCAACAACAACCCGGGCAACATCGACCACAACAGTGCGAATGCATGGGAGGGCGAACTGCCGGTGGATAAATCCATCGAGTCGCGGTTTGCCCGATTCGATCTGCCCGAGAACGGTATTCGCGCCCTCGGAAAGCTGCTGCTGACCTACCAACGAAAGTACGGACTCAAGACAATTGAGGGCCTGATCAGTCGCTGGGCGCCGAGCAATGAGAACGACACCGCCGCGTACGTCCGTTCGGTTCAGTCGAAGACGAAGACCGCCCCAGGGCAAGAGGTCGACCTTCGGCAGATCGGAATCATGACCGGAATGGTGAAAGCGATCATCGAGCATGAGAACGGCGGCAACCCATACACATCGGCAATCATCGCTGAGGGTGTTCGCAGGGCTCTGGCATGACCACCCTGCGCGCCATCGCAATAGCCGTTGTCATCATCGTCATCATGGCGCTGATGCTCGCGCTGCAGCATTCCCGAGTCGTTGCCTTGAGCGGTCAGGTACAGATCGAGACCCAGGCCAAACAGGAGGCGGTGACCGCCAACATCGAAAGCCAGGCCACGATCACCACTCTACGCGCCGAGGCTGTACGCAATGCCGCTTACCAGGCCGACCTGAACAACCGCCTCAAGGCCAGCCAACAGAAAGCCCTGCAGGCAAGGAAAGAATTTGAACTACTCAAGCGCACCAGCAAGCCTGTTCGTGATTGGGCTGATCAGCCTTTGCCTGACGGCCTGCGCGGCAAAGCCACCAGTAGTGACAAAGACAAGCGCCCTGCGAATTGAGTCACCCGAGATGGTGCCCTGCGAGCGCGTCACTGAAGAAGACTACGACCTTCGCAGCAATGGCGACGTGTGGGACCTGAAAGACCGGGCAATCAATCTGCTCGACACATGCGCCGATCAAGTGGACGCGCAAATTCTGCGGAGCAAAAGCAAATGACCAGATACCAAGTCAAAACTGAAGACATGGTGCACGCCGTTGACGCTGTCACCTTCACACAGGATGGCGGTCTGCGATTCTTTGGTGAGCAAGGCGTGATCGTCGCTATCTTCACTTCGTTCGACTGGCTCAAGGTTGTGCCCGAAGAAGAGAAGCCGGCAGAGGAAGACACCTCATCGACTGAAACCCCAGAGTTGTCGGGGGAGTAATGACAGACAAGGTGTCACCGGACTGGGAGCGCATCGAGCACCTGTACCGCGCTGGCCTGCTTTCGGTCCGTGAGATTGCCGCCAGTTGTGGTGTGTCTCACGTCGCAATCCACAAGCGCGCCAAGCGTGATGGATGGGTACGAGACCTGTCAGCAAAGATCCAGGCCAAGGCCGATG